TGTCCGGTGCATATGTTCGGCAAGGCGTAGCCCCCACAGTCTTCACAGGGGTGGTGTGGACAAAGATTATACATTGTATAGTCCACCATTAGATTCATGGCTCGCCGTAAAACAAAGAGAATGAAGAAAATAGAACCTGCCGAATTGACTTTCACATTCGGTATTCCAGTTGGCGGATTTGGATCCGTCGACGCAACAGCAGATCTCTCGCAAATTGCGAGTCTGGTGAACAGACGATTTTATCGTCAAGGATTAAATTGGGCAGTTGCTGGATTTAAAGTTAAATCCTCGCAACAAGGATCTATTGATATCTCAAAATTGCCAAATACCTGGGTCATGGCTAATTCATGGACTAAGGGGTTGAAAACTTGGCAAAAGATGAATGATGAGGCGTTAGAAGAGACCGAATCAATTAGACCAAGATTCTTGGATTTCAAAATCTATGCTGATGATCTTCATCATTCTCAAGGATTTGGTAGTAATGTACTACCTGCATCGGCATATGGTGGTGTCGCTGCTCTTGGAGAATGGGTACCATCTACTGTTGTTGTACCATTTGGACCGGCTTCGCCCGGTAATACTGCGGAATTTGAACTAGTTGCTACTGGTGGAAATTATCCTGGGGCTGGTTCTTCAGGATTAAATGCAGTATCATTGATAGAAGGTTATGCTGCTTCTCGAGCATTACCTCATCAACCTGATCCAGAAACACCTGCAGATGCAGATGATGCTGATGGATCTACTCCTGAAAATTGGCTATCAGCCATTTTTAATGATGGAACAGACCAAGTAAGTGAAGTTATTGAAAGTCTTATTTCTGATAACAATTCACCGCCTTATCCATTTGAAGGCGATGGTGTGAACATTGATACTATGTATCCTGGTGGGGCTAATCAGTTGTCTGGATTAATGCCACACGATTTCCAGAATTTTACTGGAACAACAATTTCTAAGATTTCATATTTGAAAGGTGGAAATTTCCCTTGCGGTCTGGTTAGAATGAAGTGTACTAACTCCACTGATACGCCAGACGTATTTCTTGTTCAGATTGATATGGTGCCTGGAAACCATCGTGGTTACATGGCAGAATCAATGTTGGAGATGTGAGGTTGTTGCAAATGACTGCGGAAATTCTTGAAGAAACAAAGGAATTGACTTTGGGTGCAAAGTTGTTACACCAATTAAGAGAAAACCGTGTTGAGGCTATGATCGTAACGATTTTGCTTTACTCAACCGGTCTCTTAGAAAAAGCGTATGTTGCTGGTGTGGGTGTTTGCTGATGCAATGCAACCACAAGATAGGAAAACGCCGATGTAAGGCTCATGCCTTAAAAGGCAAAAGGAAATGCATGTTTCATGCAAAGCCTGGGCAGAAGAAGACTTACAATAGAAAGTCCAGAGCTAGCGCCAGCGTTACGGGACGAAAGAAGTGATTAAATGTGGGAAATATTGTTGGGTTACGCACTTGAAAAAGTGTTTGGAGCCAATACAACCGCATTTGAGATAGGTGGGGAATATGTACAGACGACAGTTCCTGGAAATGCCGCACCACAAGCAGTTGGCAAGGCTACTGTGGAGCCTACTGTTGATGTCGTCACTAATCCAAGTTTGGTTTGTGTCGCACCAGATGCTAGTACCACTAGACATTATGTTCAATTAGGATTTAATCCGTTTGGACCAGTATTACAAAAGGGCGCTGAAGAATTTCTGAAACTTGCAGGCCTTGACCCATACTCAAAAGGCGAAGTGGCTTGAGATGGGTAATATAGATCAAGAGAAACCTTGCCCCGAATGTGGGGAAGTTGCTATTTTAGACGGCGAAGCCCGTATTTGCTATGAATGCTGGAATAACTTGGTTATCGCAGAAGCAGAAGAAGAATGAATCACTTGTATACAAATGCTTATATACCTGTATACATACGTAAGGATATGAGCGGAACAGTGATACGGCCTAGACTTTATTGGAGATACAAGAAAGACGGAAAATGGACTTGGAAGCCTGCAGAAAACAAGTTTTGCGAATGCAAGATCCCTTGTTTAGTATACTGCATCCAAGACCCTCCTATGGAGGAAGAAGAATGAAACATTTGCTACTTTGTGCAAAATGTGATGATACACCACACGCATGGTGTAATTGTGAGGAGGAAGAAGAATGAATATTCTAAATTACAACAGATGCAGTTTATGCGGCAGTTGGAGATACCCAATATGTGGGTGTTGGAGATGACCTGTAACGATCTAACTTGCAGAGTATGCAATGTTGACAGGAATCGATTGTGCCCCAATGAACTGGCGTTTCGCCGGAATAAGACCCCGGATTCAATCTTGAAAACGGGTGAGGCACGTATAATACAACATCAACTGTCCCTTTCTGGATCAGGAGATTTTTGTAGGCTTGGATGTTGTGACTTTTCTGAAAAGTGGACAAAACATTCATGCAAGAAAGAGCAACGCTCTTAGACCTCCACCTCCGGTGGAAGAGGCGTGAAGGTTGGAGAAGATATGTCCGGTGCATATGTTCGGCAAGGCGTAGCCCCCACAGTCTTCACAGGGGTGGTGTGGACAAAGATTATACATTGTATAGTCCACCATTAGATTCATGGCTCGCCGTAAAACAAAGAGAA